AATTTAAATGATATTCCAGAAATTATTAATCCTATTAAAGATGTAGATAATTTTAAGGATCATTTAAGATTAGATAATTTAATGACAGATGAATTAGAATTTTTTATTGATAATTATTTGAGGTATTATAATGACTAAATTATGGCTAGTAATAAAAGACTGTGATACTAAAAGAGTATGGACTAAATATTTTAATAGTGAAAAAGAATTAAATAAATATAAAAATAAAATAAGATTTGTAAAGAATCTACTACTAATAGAAGATAGTAGGGATATAGTATGGAGGTAAATATGAAAAATATATTTTATATAAATAAAGGTAATGATTATTTAGAAAAGATTAGAAATGCTGTTTTTAATTATCAAGAAATGATTAAAGATATGTCTGGAGAAATGGACAAGCTAGAAATGTGTAATACATTATATCAAGAATCTATTACTAAAAGAAATGAACTTTTAAATAAAATTAGAGATTATTTAATTACTTGTAAACAAGATAAGTCAACAGTAGATATAGATATGTTAATTGATTGGTTAGATTAATAAGGAGAATAATAAATGAAAAAATACATTAAAGACAGCAGGGGGTATTTTGAGTTTATTAATAAGTATAAAGAAAAATATAATATTATAATTGTTAAGCCATTAAAAAATAGTATTAAGGTGGAATATGAAAAAAGATAGACTTGATTTTAAATTAAATTACTATTATCATAAATATAAAGATACTCCACTTCCAAACTCTGATGAGTTTAGAAAGAGATTTAAAAGAGATGAGGGTAAATTTCCATATTTAAATGAGTTGATAGTAAGAATTATTAATTATCAAGTTAAAACATATGGACAAACATTACCAGATTCAAATAAAATTATAAGAAAGGATACTAGAAATGGTAAGTATAAGAAAAGCAAAAAAACTTGGTATATATAAAGCTCCTAAATATACTAAGGATAGATCAAAATTAATGGCTGATACAAGAAAATTAGTGGAGCAAGCTAATAGGAGATTAAAAGGATTAAATCAAGCAGGATACAAGGGAACTTGGGCTAGTAAAAAATTAATTAATAGAATTGATACTAAATTATTAAATGCTTGGAGTAAACAGGGTAAAATTAAAATAAATAGAACACTAACTAATACACAGTTAAAAGCAATACAAAAAGCAACTGATCAATTTCTTAAAAGTAAAACATCTACTATTAAAGGAATTAGAGAGACAGAAAATTCAACTATTAAATCTATTCAGGCAACATTATCTGATGAAAAGAGAGGTTTAGTAACTATAGAGGATGCTGAATTTTATTATGATATGTTTGGTAATGATGATTTTAATTATTTTGCTGATCAAATTGGTGCATCTACTTTATGGCAATTAATTGATGAGGCAATTGAGAATAATGATTCAGAGAATGACTGGATTAATAGGCTAGGTAGATACATAACATTAAATGATTTAGACGTTAGAGAAAGAGCTATTAGATTATATAATAAATATATTTTATAATGGGGTGATACTATGTTATATTGGAATAAATTTACACATCATGAGCCTAATATTTTAGGAAAAAAGAAAAAATATGATGGTACAATTTATTCATTTGACATAGAAACAACTTCTTATTATGTTTTATATGGGAGACAATATAAAGCAATAGATTATTTAAAATTATCTGAAAAAGAAAAACATGATAGTATTCCAATGGCTCATATGTATATATGGATGTTTGGTATAAATGATCAGGTATATTATGGGAGAACATGGGATGAGTTAAAATTATTTTGGAGTAAATTAAATGAAATTGTTCCAGAAAAAAAATATGTATTTGTACATAATTTAGCATTTGAATTTCAATTTCTTAAAAGTGTATTTGATTTTGAAGAAGTAACAGCTAGAAAAAGTCATAAGGTAATGACTGCTATACTTAAAGATTATAATATTATGTTTAAATGTTCATATATGATGAGTAACTGTGCTTTGAAGTATTTACCAGATTTATTTAAATTACCAGTAAAAAAACTTGTTGGAGACTTGGATTATTCATTAGATAGGACAAGTATTACTCCACTCTCTGATACTGAACTAGGATACTGTGAAAATGACTGTTTAGTAGTTTATCATTATATATTAAATGAGTTAAAAACATATGAAGATGTTAAGCATATACCTACTACTTCAACTGGTAAAGTAAGGAGAGAACTTCAAGATTTAGTTAGAACAGATTTTAAATATCGTAGAATTGTAGGTAGAGCTATTAATATAGATCCTCATGTATATAATATGTTACAAGATGCTTTTATGGGAGGATATACACATGCTAACTGGATATATACTGATGAAATAATAAAGAATGTTGATTCATTTGATGAAACATCAGCATATCCTTATGTACTAGTAACTTGTAAATTTCCATCAAGTGAATTTAGAAAATGTAATATCCATAATAGGAAAGAAATGAGTAAAAGACTTTGTTATTTAGTAAGAGTTAAATTTACTAATATAAAATGTAAGTATTTTAATAATTTTATAAGTGCTAGTAAATGTAAAAATATTCGTGGTGCTAAATATGATAATGGTAGGATAATTGAGGCATCTGAACTTGAAATGACTTTAACTGATATAGACTTTTATTTTATATTAGATACATATACTTGTAATTATGAGATATTAGAGTGTTACTATGCAACATATAATTATTTACCTAAAACATTTATTAATTTTGTATTAGATAAATACGAAAATAAAACTAAATACAAAGATAATCCAGATTATGAACTAGAGTATCAAAAAGAAAAGAATAAATTTAATAGTTTATATGGTATGAGTGTAACTAATATGATAAGGGATGAGGTAGTTTTTGATAATGAATTTAAAACATGGAGTGAAGTAGAACTAACTAATGATGAAATTATTGAAAAACTTAAATATGAAAAGAAAAAAGCATTTTTAAGTTTTGCATATGGTGTATGGGTAACAGCATATGCTAGAAATAATTTACTTCGTAGAGTAATTGAAATGGATGAGTATGTAATATATTGTGATACTGATAGTATTAAATTAAGACAGGGATATGATATTAATATTATTAATAATTATAATGAAACTGTAAAAGAAAAAATTAATTTTGTAGCTAATATATTACATATTGATTTTTCTAGATATGCTCCAAAAGATATACATGGAAATAGTCATATGCTTGGTGTATTTGAATCAGAAACTAAAGAGGGGCATAATTATACATATGATGAGTTTATCACACAGGGAGCTAAAAAATATGCCTATATAGTAGATGATAAAATAAAGATAACTGTTGCTGGTGTTCCTAAATCAGGAGCAGTCGCATTAAAAAGTTTAAATGATTTTAAAGATGATTTTGTATTTGAATATAAAGATACTAATAAAAACTTACTTTTCTATACTGAGAATCAAGAAAAGTTTGAATTTACTGATTATTTAGGTTTTAAGAGTGTAGTATCAGATAAAAGTGGATGTTGTTTACTTCCTAATACATATAAACTTAGTAAGAGTTTAGACTATGTTAATTTAATTAATGATGAATCTAGTAAAAGAGCTAGATATAAGGAGGAATAATGTAAATGAAAGAATTAATAAGTATAATAAAAAAATTTGAGTCTTATGATAGAGTTTATTATGATGGTAAATTAACAATTGCCTTAATAGTATTATTATCTTTTTTATCTATAGGATGTTTTATTTTAGCTTTTGTAGTATTTAAATAAGGAGGAATAAAATGGATGATTTAGAATATATAAAAAAGTTTTCAAAAATAACAATAAAAGATGTATGTGAAAAAGCTAATGTTGATAAATCTAATGTATTTAATGGTAAAGCTAGTAAAAAGAAAATAAATAAAGTAAGAAAAAGAATTGAATCAGAAGTAGCTAAATTATATATAGTAGATGATAAAGATGAGTAAAAAAGAAAAAGTTAGATATAATTTAGATAATATAGATAAAGAGGGAGCTCAAATAAATATAATTCATGGAAAAAGGAGTAATGGTAAATCTTATCAAGTAAAACATAAAAAAGGAGTATTAAAATATTTTAATGGAGAAAATCCTCGTTATATTAGTAATTATAAAAATAAAGAAAAAGTTTTAGAAGAAATATTAGAGAAAGGAACTCGGTTTGTTTTACTTAGAAGATTTAAAGATGAAATATCAACTGCAAATGTAGAACAATATTTTGATGATGTTGATATTATGAAAATATCTGATAATAAATATAATTGTATAGTTGCATATAAAGGAAGAATATATTTAGCAAATTATGATAGTGAAACAACTAAAACAATTAAAGGAGATTATATAGGCTATTATAGAGCATTAAGTCAAGAACAAGTTTATGCTGGTAATAGTATGCTAGATGTTACAGATATTATATTTGAAGAGTTTGTATCTCGTACAGCTTATTTAGGAAATTCAGAGCCGTCTAAACTTATGAATTTCTATTCCACTATTGATCGTGGTCGTGGTATTGTAAAATTATGGTTAGTAGGTAATTCTATAACTAGAGTTTGTCCGTATTTTTATGGATGGGGACTTAGTGATTTAATGAAAAATATGAAAAAAGGGGATATAAAAACAAAATGGATTCCTACTGGAGATAGTGATGAGGATGGTATTCCTGTTTTTGTTAAATTAGCTATTGAATGGTGTGAAAATGTGGCTGGTACTAATTATATAATTGGAGAACATGCTGATATGGCAAATAAAGGGGACTGGCAAAGTGATCCTCAACCCCACTTGCCAAAATCATATAAATGTTATAAAATGTTATATAGAATAATATTTCAGTATCAGACATTTAAATTTATTGGAGAATACTTACTTGATAAAGAAAGTAAGGATACATGCTGGTTTATATATCCATATGATGGGGAGATACAAGATAAAATAATAGTATTTTCTGATGTAATTAAAACAAGCCCATATTGGCAAAAAGATATATATAATCCTTTAATTAAAAACGAAAAGTTAAGAGACTTATTTAAAACATTTAAAGAAAGTAATATATTCTATGCTAGTGATATATGTGGTACTGATTTTAAACAAGTAATTGATTTTCAAATAAGAAAATAGAAAGAGAGGTAATTATGAATAATACAAGAAATTCTGTTGTAATACTAGCTAAAAATATTAATATGGATAAAGAATATCAAAATATTATAGATTACACAGAACAGCAAATTGTTGACTTATGTACAAGTCAAGATCATTTAGTAGCAAGACAAAATAATTATAGTTTTTTAAAAGTAGGAGATAATAGGATTAGTGTAGGATTAGATTATAACACTTGTTTAAGTGCTAATTATTTATGTATGCAAAATCCACATTATAATAATAAATGGTTTTTTGCCTTTATTGATAGAGTTGAATATAGTAGTGAAAATTCTACTATTATCCATTATACAATTGATGAAATTAGTACATGGTGGAGTTATTGGACTAGAAAAATATGTTATGTAGAAAGAGAACATGTTAATGATGATACAGTAGGACTACATACAATTCCAGAGGGATTAGAAACTGGAGATTATATATGTAATAGTACTGATAGCTTAGTATTTGATGACTATGTATATATGATGCAAGTATCTGAAACAGCTACAACTGAGGAAAAATTATATGCTATAAATGTTAATGGTA